ACAGCAAGGCTACTCAAGCACTGTTGGAGGAGCCCCTCAACCAAGCGATGATGGCGACAATTCCGCAGCCGTTCAAGCTGCGTTGGATAAATACAAATAGAGAGGTGGTTAGCTATGGCTGACATCAAAGAGTTAGGCCGTGCGCTAATAGCCGCCGACAAGGCTGGTGACACAGAATCGGCTCAGTTATTTGCAAATGAAATCAGAAGGATGCAGTCTCAAACACAAGGACAGCCCACACCACCTTCAAACAACGATGCACCAGACACCTCCCTTGGCGGCGCTTTCTCACAAGGCGTTGACCAAGCGGGAGCTATGGTAGGCAAGGGTTTGCAGTCTGGTGGGGAACTCATAGGTTCAGAGGCCATTAGTGCCTATGGCTCTGAGATGGCCCAGCGCAACGAAGAAGAGATGGCTGAGGCCAACTACCAGCGTCCACAGGGTGCTGATGGTATCATCAGTAACCTGAGAAAGGGTGAGTTTGGCAATGCGGCAACCTCTGCTCTTTATGGAGCGGTAGAAGCAGCACCACAGGTCGCTGGTGGCGTTGCAGCCTCAATTGGCGCAGGTCTTGCAGCCACCACAGCCCCTGTTGTGGGCACAGCGCTTGCAGTGGGCGGCACAGGCTATGGTGTAGTTAATGCTCTAGGGCAGAACCGCGCTGAAAAAGAGGACCAAGGGTTAGACCCAACGGCAACTGCAACTGACCTAGCGTCAGCAGTGGCTTCTGGACTTGTGGAGCTTACCCCCATCAAAGGCGGTGGAGCTACACTCAGGGTTTTACGTGAGGCAGGGCAGGAAGCAGTCCAAGAGGGCCTAGTGATTGGCGGAACTTCTGTCCAAGGTGGCGAGTATGTTGCCCAAGACGTTGTGGATCGCTTAGGTGACGCAGCAATCACAGGTGGCATCGTTGCTAAGGGTGCCAACATGGCAATCACAGTCAACAAGGCTGGTTCGGTTGTCATGCGTCCCCGTGAGCAGTTAGACCCAGAAGTTGACCAAGCATCTGGTGACGTAGCACGTATGGTTAGCGAGATTGCTGAAACTGAGGGCTACAACCTCAAAGACATTGACCCCTCCTCACAAAAGGGTGCAAACGCAGCCCTAGCTGCTGCCCGCTCTAAACTAGCAAAAGACATTGAGACCGCAACAACAGAACTGAAGATTAATGTTCTCAAAGGTGCATCTCAGGAAGTTAAGTCGCAGTTCAAGGCGGCTGAAAAGCAGGCCCGCAACAAGGTGTCCAGTGTAGTCACCCAAGAGAACATAGACTTCATCAAGGACAACTTTGGCAGTACCAAAGAAGGCCAACAGTTAGCCCAAGCGTATCGCAAGTCGAACATCCTGACGGAAGTATATTCTTCTGGCCTCAAGGGTGGCATCTCTCAGTTCACTGATGTCTTCAACCCCCTTAACAACATGGGTAAAGGCTACAATCCAGCCAGAGACATTGGTGGTATGCTGAACATGGGTGCAGTTGCTGGTACAGGCGGTGCATCACTAACAACACAGATACCTCTTGTAATTGGAGGCCGTGCTATTGATGGCGTAACAGGCAGGCGTTCTAAAGTTGCCCGCTTCGTCAAGCAGAACCAAAAGAAAGACGGCCTTGCCCCAGTAACAGGTGTTTCCGTCCAAGGTCGCGCCCAGCGCCTAAAGGAAGCTACTGCTGCTGCAAAACAGCAATTAGTTCTGGCGGAAAAGGCTAAAAATGAAGCAGCTAACGTGCAGTCCTATAAGAACGGTCTTGGCCCAAATCCAATATCCCCACGCGGAACTCTCTTCAAGGCCATCAAGAAGGAGCATAAGGGCGTAAAAAAACTAGATGCACCATCCATAGACGCTGAGGTTGCACGTGTTCTAGATGCGGCTGAAGTTAAGTACGCAGACCAGCCCATTACACTGGATGCCATTGCTGAATATCGTAAGATGCTATTGACGGGCCGAATGACTAAGGTTGGCAAGCCGTTAAGCACTGTCATCGCCCTTGTTAAAGATGGGTGGTCCATAGCAGCAAAGCCTAAAGGGCAAACAAAAGCCTCTAAGAAACAGAGTGCTCTTTCGCCACAGGCTGAGGCAGGCAAGCAGTCAAACATGGAAGTCCTTGGTGGCTTGCGGCAGGGAATGCTTGATGATCCATCTGTATCCACTGGTGACAAGACCATCTTAAAGGATGCCTTTGACACTATGACTGAGAACTTAGGTTCTGACCCAGTTAAAACGCTGAAGGACACTATTGAGACCGCTAAGTTGCTTATGGAACAGCCACATCTGGCAGAAAAGCATCTAGGCCCATATCTTATACGTGTATTAGGTCAGCAATCTGCGGCCAGAGCCAAGGCATCTAAGAAAAATAAGTAGCATGGGCCCCCAACAGTGGGGCCTCAGACAACTTTAAGGAAGCACCCCCACCGTGAATAAAACACCATTTGACTTGATGCCTTTCCTACAGGGCATCGAAGACATTAAGGCATCCTCCGCATTATCTGCGCCTGAGAAGGCCAAGATACTCGCTGAAATGATCCCAGCGCTACCAGCGCCTGTGTTCTGCAAGGCTTGCCCAGAAACACTAGCAATCATCTCAAGCAAACTAGGAGTAAAAGATGTCAGGAGCCCCCCACAACCCCCGAAAGAAGTCCCCCAAAAAGGAACTAACGCATCCCAACATGGCAAGGGCAAAGGGAAACCACTACTTCTCGACACTGATGCAGACGGAGGAGGGGAGGGCCCTAAGAAAGCAGTGGTCAACAAAAAAGCGCAAAAATGGCGGAAGGCCACAGGGAACACCTGATGGATATACGTTAGAGGCAATCACTCCCATCCGAAAACAAGCGAAAGCAGATGCTGAAAGGATAGTAGCAATCATGGCTAAAGATGAAGAAATTGATGACGTGTATGCCATTGAGGCACTCAAAGCAGCCGTCGAAATCATGCGTGAGCCCGGACAAAACCGTGACCGCCTGACAGCCGCACGTATGGTCTTGGATTTCACTAAGACAAAACCTGCTGCAAAGAGCGAAGTCACCATTGGTAAAGCTGAAGCCTTCTTGGAGTCGCTCTTAGTAGCCGACCCTAACGAAGAAGAGCACACTGATGACGATGGAACCGAAACTTAAAGCTATCCGACGCAAGCTATACGACGACTTTGACTTCTATAGTAAGTCTGCACTCAAGATCAGAACAAAAGATGGCGACATCAAGGAACTGAACTTAAAGCCAGCCCAGCGCATCCTACAGAAGGCTGTGGATGATCAGATGGCAACTGAGGGCAAGGTTCGCATCATCATCCTCAAGGCACGTCAGCAGGGGCTATCCACCTACGTGGGCGGCTACCTGTACTTCAACGTGTCCCAGCGCAAAGCCTGTAAGGCAATGGTTGTAACCCACCACTCTGACAGCACCCGTGCTCTCTTTGACATGACCAAGCGCTACCATGAGAACTGCCCTGAGCTACTCAAGCCCCACACTAAGTATTCATCACGCCGAGAGCTTACCTTTGATGTGCTCGACAGTTCCTATGTTGTTGCTACAGCGGGCGGTGAGAGCATTGGTCGTGGTGAGACCTTAACCCACGTTCATGCCTCTGAGCTTGCCTTCTGGCAGCGCTCTACGGCTCTAGAGAACTGGAACGGCATGACACAGGCTGTGCCTAACAAGCCCGGAACCGCTATCTTCGTCGAGAGCACAGCTAATGGTGTCTCTGGCATCTTTTACGACCTGTGGAAGGGCGCTGTGGATGGCTCTAACGGCTACATCCCCGTGTTTATTCCTTGGTTCATGGACCCAGAGTACAGGGAGCCAACACCAGCTAACTTTGAGATCACCCCAGAGGAAGAGGAGATCGCAGAGAAGTTTGACTTGGACCATGAGCAGCTAATGTTCCGCAGACGTAAGATCGCCCAGAACGGCATCGACTTGTTCAAACAGGAGTACCCAGCGGAGCCTGATGAAGCCTTCCTGACAACGGGTCGCCCAGTGTTTGCTCCAGAGACCCTACAGGCCCGCATCAGCGAGGCTGTGGACCCCACAAAGCGCCTAGCGCTAGAGGGCGATGAGTGGCTTGAGAACGTCCGTGGTGAGCTTACCATGTATCACCCACTGATACCGGGCGAACAGTACACAATTGGTGCTGACGTTGCGATGGGTGTCAGAGGTGGTGACTACTCAGTTGCTCAGGTGCTCGACAGTAAGAGGCGTCAGGTTGCGACCTATCGTGCGCAGGTACACCCAGATTACTTTGCTGAAGTGCTCTACAAGCTAGGCGAGTTATACAACTTTGCCTTTATCATCGTAGAGAACAACAGCCACGGCATTTTGACGTGTACCCGTCTTGGGAAAGACATGGCCTACCCACACTTCTACACTGAGGTGCAGGTGGACAAGTTGACTGAAAAGGAAACCCTCAAGCTGGGTTTCACAACAACTTCCAAGACAAAACCTTTGATCATTGATGAACTCAGAGCCTCTGTTCGAGAGGGCAAGATCGAACTTAACGATAAGGTCACTATCCGAGAGATGCTTACCTACATCGTCACACAGAGTGGCGGTATGGAAGCTGAATCTGGATGCTTCGATGACTGTGTAATGAGCTTGGCCCTAGCAAACCACATCCATGAGGATGCTTGGGAGCCCATAGACGCAGTCGATGATTATTACATTGAGATGGTTTAGATATGAAATCACAAGAAGAATACAAAAGCCTTGATGACGAAAAGATCGTCTCAATCGTGGACACCAACCTACGGCGTTCAATTGGTTACTCAGACAGCGCACTCTCAAGTGAGCGCCGAAAAGTCATGCGCTACTACAGTGCTGACCTCCCCAAGCCTGCCCATGATGGAAACAGCAAGTACGTCAGCCAAGATGTGTATGACGCTGTAGAGAGTATGAAGGCTGCTTTGCTGGAGACATTCAGCACTGGCAACAAGACCATGCGCTTTTCCCCACAGGGGCAAGAAGATGTCGCTATGGCAGAGGTCTGCACTGAGTACACAGACTTCGTCCTCCACCGCCAGAACAACCTCTTTGAGGTCATGCAGACAGTCATCCATGATGGTCTAATTGCCCGCGCAGGTGTCTGTAAGGTCTACTGGGAAACCCAGTCTGAGAGCACCTTGGAGTACGTCGAGAGCCTCACGGAGGATGAACTTGATGCGCTGTTGGCTGAGGATAACGTCGAGATTGAAGAGGTCACTGAAGACGACTTTGGATTATACACAGGTGAACTTCGCGTTACCCGTGACACATCCCAAGTACGTGTAGAGGCTATCAGCCCCGAAGAGTTCTTGATTGAACCACAAGCTAAGTCCCTAGACACTGTCGGCTTCTGCGCACACCGCACCAAGAAGACAATCTCAGAGCTCATTGCGATGGGCTACGACGAAGACACTGTGGCAGACATCTCTGACAACGAGGACACAGACTTCAACAGCGACCCAGAGGTTATTGCACGGTTTGATGACGTGGGTTCTGACAGCGGCTTTGGCTCTCAAAGCTACCAACGCCAGACACGGCAGGTAACTGTTGTTGAGGCTTACATGGAGCTTGACGTTGAAGGCACAGGCACGACTGACCTCTACCGCATCGTGAAGGCGTCCAACGTCTTGCTAGAGAAAGAGATCGTCAACCGCAGGCCCTTCGTGGCTTTCGTTCCACTGCCGATTCCACATGCCTTCCACGGTAACAACTTTGCCGACAAGATCGTTGGCATTCAGAATGCACGAACAGTTCTCACACGCTCCATCCTCGACCACGCAATGGTCACGAACAACCCGCGCTACACGGTTGTCAAAGGTGGACTAACGAACCCACGGGAACTGATCGACAATAGGGTTGGCGGCATCGTCAACGTGACACGCCCTGACGCTATCAACGCAATGCCTCAAGCATCATTGAACCCATACGTGTTTCAGACCATCCAGATGCTAGACGAGGACAAGGAGGATACTTCTGGTGTCTCCCGACTATCCCAAGGTCTAAACAAAGACGCAGTGAGCAAACAAAACTCTGCGGCCATGATTGAGCAGTTGGCGACTATGTCCCAGCAGCGACAAAAGATCATCGCGCGTAACTTTGCGAACAACTTTCTGAAGCCTCTATTCTCACTTGTGTACCAATTGGTCGTGGAGAATGAGAGCGAAGAGAAGATCGTAGAACTCGCCGGACGATACGTTGAGATCAACCCATCACAGTGGGCTGGCAAGCGTGACGTACAAGTAGAGTTTCACCTTGGATATGGTGATCAAGAATCATTGGTACAGAAGTACCTTTCGTTCCACCAACTACTCTCAGCGGACCCAGCGATTGGACAAATGTACTCACCTGAGAACAAGTACAAGATGCTAGGTTCGATCCTTGAGAAGTCCGGTATCAAGAATGTTGCTGATCTACTAACAGACCCAGCGCAGATACCTCCACCACAACCCGATCCAGCACAACAGATGCAAATGCAGATGGCTCAGAAGCAGCTAGAAATCCAAGAGCGGCAGACAGCCGTTGCTGAGATGAAGGCGCAGTTTGATGCTCAGATGGCCCAGATGAAACTGGAGCTAGACAAGTTGAAAGCACAGCAGTCGTTTGCACTACAGAAGGATAAGATGGACCTTCAAGAAACCCAGCACGAACACAAAGAGTACGTCAACCTCGCAGAACTTGAGATTGCACGTACCGCTGATGACGTTCGCGCCATTGCATCACCAAACGGGTAACAACCACACTAGGAAACCAATGCCGTCACAAGAAGAGCAACTTGTGATGGCGGGAGATGAGGCGGAGGTTCTACTACAGAGCCCCGCCTTCACTTCCGTCATCAATGAACTTGTAGATCAAGCGTTCCAGACATTTGTCAACACAGCGCCGGAAGACAAGGACAAGCGCGAGAGCGCATATAGCCACTATCGAGCTTTAGTCGACGTGGTCAACACAATCAAACAGCGAGTTGAGGTGCGAGATACCATCACCCAGCAGCAGTTAAACAATGGCGACAACAGCCAAGAGGACCAGTAGCACCATGAATAACGTGCAAGATACTAGCTCTGAGCCCCGTGCATTAGATATTGACGATGCAGCGGACGCAATCTTAGGTCGATGGGACGACGGCGAAAGCCTATCTGAAGTCGAAGATGAGGATGCAACACCCGAAGACCTTAACGAGACAGAGGTTGAAGAGGGTGACGAAGACGATGAAAGCCCAGAAGAAAACGAAGACGGTCTAGAAGACCCTGATGACACTGAAGACGACGACGACACAGAAGAAGACACAGACGACACAGATGAGGACGAAGAGCCTTACATAGCGTCTGATGACAATCTTGTGGAAGTGACAGTCAACGGTGAGAACCAACAGGTATCTGTAAAGGACTTGAAGCGGCTCTATGGACAAGAAGCGTCTTTAACCAAGAAGTCTCAAGATTTAGCCGCCCAGCGCAAAACCACAGATGAAAGTCTGGCCAAAACGCAGGCGTCATACCAGAAACTCATGGAACGTGCAGAGCAAAGGTACAAACCTTACGCTGACATTGATATGTTGGTTGCGTCGCAGCAAATGGATACAGAAACCTTTGCTCAATTACGCCAAGATGCACGACAGGCAGAAGACGACCTTAAATTCCTTCGGGAAGAGAGTGGTCAGATGGTGTCAGACATGCAGGCACAGTCACAGCAGGCAAACCAAAAGGCAGCAGCAGAATGCGTTAAAGCCCTTGAGGAAAACCTACCTGACTGGGGTAACGAATTGTATAACGACATTCGTAACTACGCCGTAAAGTCTGGCCTGCCCCAAGACCAAGTTGATCAGTACACAAGTCCAGAAGTGATCATGCTGATTAACAAAGCCCGCCTCTACGATCAGACAAAGCAGTCCGCCGAAGGCAAAAAAGCCAAGGCCAAACTCACGAAGTCGAAGAGCGGCAAAACACGGGTCTTGAGTTCCAAGAAATCACCCCCCTCTAAATCAGATGTTAAGGCCCAGCGGAGCCAAGCGGCTCACCAAAAGCTGAAGTCTAACCCTCGCTATGGTGGTGACACGGATGACATTGCAGCAGCCTTAATGGCCCGCTGGGAAAGCTAACATCCCAAATCTTGCCTAACCCATTGTAAAGGATTACAAATCATGGCTACCTATACTTCATACGACCAAGTCGGCCTCAAAGAGTCAGTTGCTGACATCATCACTGATATC